AAAAAGATTCTTCTCGCCCTTGCGCTGGCCGCATCCATTCTGCTGTGTGGCTGTTCCAGCGAAGCCGAAAAGGCCAACTACAACATCTCGAAGCAGGCAGATTACTTCGAGAGTGAGCGCAAGATCACGGTCTACAATGCCAGAACCGATACAGTCATTCTGGAAGCAGAAGGCTATATGTCTATCTCCAACAACAGCAACAACGAGTTGGTCTGCACTGTGAAAATTGGACCGGACACCTACCGCAAAAACTATATCTATCTGAACGACTACACAATGTATGTCGTGGAGGATATCACGGGCACGCACACTGACCCGTACCACTACAAACTTTATTTCCACACCGACATTCTTCCGTCGGTCGAAGCGAAGTCATAAATTCTGGCAGGCAGCCGCCCGGTGCGGCGGCTGCTTTTTATATGAGCATGGGACAGGCCCCGCCCGGTTCAAGTCCGGAAGTGCTCACCGACAGAAAAAATAAATAGAAGGGAGCAAACGATGGCAAAGTTCAGTATCATGCTGTTTGGCATTGACAGCTATACGAAGGGAAATTTGTATCTGCCGTATAAGTTGGAAGCAAAAAATGCGAATGCAGCAGTCCGCGAAGCAAGGAAACACGCAAAGAATGCCTACCCTGAGTTCATCGAAGATGGAGAGCCGGACGTGGAGGTGGTGAAAAGATGAAACTTTCTGCACTGGCTGCCCAGATCAAGAACTGCGGTCATTGTGAGGTAATCAACAACGGCGGCAGAATTTTTGTCGGCACGGGGAGTGCCTTTTACTGCATGGATGGCTACCCCAGAACACAGGACGCGGGAGAGCTGGGCGCTATGCTGGGCATTCCGCAGAAGAAGATGAAGAACATCTTCTACCATGAAGAATACACCATCGACGGAAAACTGTACGGCGTGAGGTGGGATGACGAGCCGGAACATGAAGGAACTACCTCTGAAATCAAGACGCGGATCGTTATCAACGGAGAAGAACTTATCGCGTTGCGAAATCCTGACGGCAGCGTCGGGTTCATTCGGTCAGAACTGCTGAAACCGGTGGAAGGCGAGCTGAACAAGGAATTTGCGCAGATTTGTGTGCGCCCTACCAACCAGGAGTGCCGGTTTATCTATGCCGTGAAGGACGGCATGATCCTTCGGGCGTTGGTCGCGCCTATGAATATCAAAGATGACGTGGCGAATGATCTGGACGAAATCATAGCAGAGCTGATGTCAAGACGGCAGAGCAGGATCGTCGAAAAGATGCACGATGACTTGCAGGACTTGGCTGCCCAGGAAGCAGCGGAGAAAGCCAAGCAGATTAAAAATCGGGAGGAAAAATAATGGATGCTGTAGAAAAAGATGTCCGTTTGCTGGTCAAAAAGGAATTGAGAGCCGCAAACCAGAATTTTCCGATGTTCCATAGCGCACATGAAGGGTGGGCTGTGATCCGGGAGGAAATGAGCGAAGCGGAAGCGGAACGCTATCTGCTGGACAGGTGGATTGAAGAACGCCTGTGGAACGAAGTTAAGGGCGATTTGCAAATCCCGAAAGAAGACCTGAAGGAAATGCAGTACCGCGCCGTCCACATGGCAGTTGAAGCAATCCAGCTGGCGGCGATGATCTGCAAGCTGGAACGGAGCCAGCGCCGGTGGCCGGAAAAGATAAGAGAACTCTTCTAAAGAAAGGCGGAAAGCATCATGACTTTGGCAAAAGAAACCATTGAAAAGGCCGTCAACTGGTGGGTGGAAAAAGTGACTGCCAACCAGCCGCATAGCAATGGGGATAACGGCTACACGTCTATTGTGACGTGTCTACTTGCGGATTCTACGGCAAAGAAAATCTCAAAGAAACAGGTTGAAGTTTTCAAAAAAGAACTGGCAATGAGAATTGAGAAAGAAGCAAAGGCGTGGGCAAAAATCTCCGTTGGGTGTGACTATGGGCCATGCGTGATGTTGGAACAGGCTGCTCTTGAAGCAGGTATTCCGGCTGCAAATTTCCCATTCAAGACGTGGATGTACATTTCAGAAAAAGACGGCATAGTGGTGCGCGACGGATACGGCGCAATGCCGGTCAAAATTTGAGGTGACAGCATGGACAAGAAAAAAGACACCCCGGCGGAAGTTGAAACTGTGACAGTAACCATGACCCGCCCGGTGGCAGAAGCGGTAAAAATAGCCTGTGAGTGGTATTTGCGCCTTCACATGGGGCAGTTCTGGGATCTGGCCGAAGATCTGTGCATGGCAAAGTTCTATTCCCATGCCAAACATAATGAGTTCAAGACAAAGGAACAGCGGGACAACGCTTTCACGGTTTCAATCCACCGCCGGAACGATATGCTGGATGGACTGGATAACCTATATCGCCAGTACGCTCTCCCTGCCCCGATCTCCGACCTGATGGAGATTCCGTACCGGGCAGAACAGGTCTGGCTGGGCATCCGTCATGCGCTGGCATGGCATGATAAGCCGGAGGGAGACTGGACGAATGTGAGCTTTGACAAGCCGCTGAATCGTTCGGATCAGCCGCAGCCGATAGTAAAGCTAAATGTAAAACAGGAGACAAAGAAATGAGAAAAATTTTTATGGCGGGCATATCTGCTGCGGCAAGCGTTCTGCTGCTGGCTGGCTGCAACAAGCAGATGATTGATTTGACTTACGAATATTCGCAGGCACAAATCAAAATGCCGGACGGAACCGTCATTGAGGGCAAAGTGGATAGCTGGAACGATTATGAGGGCGACCAGTTACAGGTCAAAATTAACGGAACAACATATCTGGTCCATTCGTCAAACGTGATCCTCTGGCACTGAGAAAAAAGATGTACTCCGAAACAATGACTAAATTTTGGAGAGTAGAAAACAATGACCAAAGAAATATGTGAAAGATGCGGAAAACTTTTTGAAGCTGGTCCGAACTCCCACTACTGCAAAGAGTGCAGGAAGGAAATTTGGAGGGCATCGGCAAAACAGAGAAATCTTTCCGCCATGGGACACGCTGCAAGAAAGGAAAAAGCGAATGAGCGAAAGAATGATAATTGATGCCCTGCCGGCCAGAAATAATATTCTGCTGGGAATCGTGGCAACTAACACGGGAAATGCGGTTGTGGATGCGATGATTCGGGGGGCGTTCAGAGCTTGTCTTGAAGAGTTGGACGATGCACCGAAGGTGGAAGTGCAGGAATGGCGGCGGGCGAGTGATCCGCCGCCCACCCACAATGAAACCTGGCATGATGGCGATGAAGTTTACTCCGGTGAAACCAGCATGAAGGTCTGGGCACATTGCGCAGATGGCACTCAGCATGAAGCACACTATGAAATTCACGACGGAACCGGGCAGTGGTTTGTTGAAGGCCAAGATGACAGATTCGATGAACACGGCAATGTAACGCACTGGATGTACTACCCGGCGGCACCGAAAGACTAACTGCCAGAAAATGGCGAAAAGCATAACCTAAAGGGGCGAAAGTCCTCTTTAGGGAGCTTGTATACCCGTTATTTCTGTGACTGTGCTGGTCCACAGAAGAAAAATAAACACAGGAAGTTGACCGGGGCAGGAGGTGATAGGGATGCGCAGAAACTATATCAGAGAAAAAAAGATTATCTGCGGTGATAGTTATATGGCTGTGTGTCTCTACGCCATTACCCCGCAGGAACGGAACGCCAGAGGGAAGAAGCAGAAGAAGTCCGGCGAAAGACAGAAAGCCAGAAACAAAATGTCCTCTCTGCGGAAAAAGCAGAGGAAAGTTGTTACAAACTTCACAAAAGACGGGTTCTTCCTGTCTGGGACGTTTGAAGAAATCTTTCTGCCAGACGATTTTCTAGGATGCGTCCGGGAAGTAAAAAACTATAAGCGCCGTGTAATTGCTGCAATCTGCAAACGGTTCAAGATTGCCCGGGAGAAAATCAAAATGATGCTCTGGGCTGTGCGCAAGGGCAAAGATGGCCGTTTACATATGCACGGCTTTGTAGAGTGCATCGGGCTTGACCAGATCGACCGCCGCGAAGTGCGCGAAATGCTGGAAGACCTCTGGCGTCGCCGTATTCCCGGAACAAACGAGTATGAAAGTCTGGGAACCATGAATGCGGATCGCATTGACATGAAAAAAATTCTGGGAACAGACCAGACAACGCAAGGCAAGTACGGAACGGTCGGGTATATCTACAACCACACAGAGCGTGTCTGCATCGAAACCAAAAACCTGATTTTGCCGGAAGAGCAGGTACCCAATGACACGAAGTGGAGTAGAAAACAACTTCGGGACGCCTGCGGCGATATGCAGAATGACGCCTATTGGTGGAGCCAGCGTTTCCCGGGCTGGAAACTGGAAAAGAGCGTTGTTTACGATCCGGGGGAACTGCACCAGTCTGACCAAACCCGGGAAGACGGCTGGGAAGTAACGGAAGCACAATGCTATGCCATTCTGAGCCGGAAATGGTAAAGGGGGAGACATGAGCACAAGGCTGAACCTTGAAGACCTGCCGCCGCGCTACCGGGCGCAGGCAGAAGCACAAATCGCACGGCGAACAAGGGGAAAGTGTACCACGGCGCAGCAGACGTTGGCGGATGCGGCAAAGTCTGCTGGGAAAATCGGGAAAACCTTCGAGAGCTGTGGCGAATACGAGTATTACATATCCGTGGTGGTGCCGGGCATTGAATCTGGCAGAATCATCAAGGCAACGCCGCACGTTGCCTTTCCTCTGCTGCCTGCAAAGGAGTATGGCAATGTGAAACTGCCAGCGGCGCGGTATACGGCAGACTATGTGCTGGTGTATGCTGACGGCACGGTGGAAGTGGTGGAAATCAAGTCAAAATTCACCCGGCGGGCACAGCGGGACTACATTTACCGCCGCAGGCTGTTTATTGACCTGATCGCAGAGCCAAAAGGCTATAAATTTACGGAAATCATCACGCCGGACAGCAAGGATGAAATCCGGGAGTGGAAACGCCTTGCAAAACAGGCAGGAAGGAGTGAAAAGCTGTGACAGATGAAGAAAAGGCAAGGTTTGAGACAAACGCGGTGTTTCTTTGCCGCGAAATCAGCAAGGAAACCGGTCAGATCGCAGTCTATGAGCTGGATGTGCCGGTAGATGGTCACATGATCTTCTGCCTGCGCATTCGGCAGCAGTTCAACTCGGAACTGCGGTATTTTGTGGTCGGAGAAAAATTCTACACGGCACACAAGCAAGAAATCATTGCCAGCTTGAAAAAGCGCCGGGTGCTGAAAGATAAAATTGAAATCATGGGGCCTATTGTCGAACTGGGCCGCTGAGAGGTGAATAAACATGAGCAAACCACGAAGAAAGCCGTTCCCGGAGTATTTCAAGAAGTCTCTGGGCTTGCAGGTGAAGCAAAAGCAGGCGGCCCGCCGGAAAGCGGCGCTGGAAGCAAAGAAAGAAGCTGCTACAAAAAAACAGTGACGGCAGAGCCGCAGGAGGGCGCAGAAGATGCGGATTGAAGATGCAAAAATGGTTTTGGACTACGCGGCGGATATCCAAAAGAAGCTGCGCACCATTGCGGCAGAAAAAGACCTGCTGGAAGGCGATCTGAACTGTCTGCGCGGCATTGAGTACGGCGGAATGCCGCACGGAAGCGGACACAGCGACAGCACGGCAGACATTGCCCAGAGAGCCGAAGAACTGGGGAGCCTTGACCGCTTGCGAGAACTAGAAGTACAAGAAGTGGTGCTGCGTGGGGACTTTGCTGCGATCCGCGCACAAATCTGGTCACTAAAGACTGTGTACACAACAGTGATTTCGGAATTGTGGCTGTGTGGCCACAGTTCAGAGGAAACGGCGCATAAAATCGGGTACAGCGTATCGCACACAAAGCGGATAAAAGCAGAAGCGTTGGTGCGGCTTGCTGAAAGCCTTGACGATATGCCGCAGGCGGAAGAAATCCGTGCGCGTGCGTATAATGCGCGTAAGTAAAGCGCACCAGCTTAGAGAATGCAAACGCTACGCCCCGGAAGGGGTAAAGGAAAACGTGAAAGCATTTCACCTTCGCGCGTATGATATAAAGGCAAATTAGGCCGGGAAAGTTTACGCGTATGTGAAACATTTCCGCGAAACGCAAAAACGCCGCTGGGAAACAAACACGAATACCCGAAACAATGAAAAATGAGCAAAGAAATACCCGGCGGGCTGTATGGCCTACCGGGTATTTCTTTATTCGTCAATTTTCAAGACGTGGATCGTGGGTGGCTCTGGCGTGGTACGGTAATAGCGCCCGTCTTCGTAGTTGAGATCGGTAACACGATCCCACCACGAAATGCAACCGTGATCCCGCTGGGCGCTCTCCATAGCTGTTTTTGCCTGCTGTTCGGTCAGACCGTCGAATAACAACCGGCTGCCGTCTGCAAAGCTGGCAACAAGCCGCCATGGGGCGAAAACTTCACCTTCAATCACAAAAACACCTCATTTCCGAACACTTAACCATGATTTTGATACAAATATGCTCAGTTTGAGCACATAAGCACCAGAAAAACGCATATTCAAGACAGCAATAGTATAACACAAGATGCCCCGACGGGCTACCGGGGCGGGATGATTCAGACCTGCTCAAAATGGGAAATGGTGCGCCGGGAAAGCGCAAAAGCGATAGCAGGCACATCGTCATCCGTTTCGCTGACGGCCTTGATTGCTTCGGCGATGCGGGCCAGATCGTCAACCGTGATGCCGCCCGGTTTGCGGCTACTTTCGGCTGCATCGTTCAAAATGCGGTCATATTCTTCACAATCGCAGCGGGTGCAGTAGTCGTTGGCAATGCAGGCGTAACGTGCGCCCGCAGCGTCAAGAATGCGGGTTTCCTTGAGTTTCATGTAAATACCTCCAAAGTGATGTGCATTTGCTCGTCCCGGTAGGGATTCGAGTTTTTAGATTTGCCGATCTGGGTATATAGATACCGGGGCCGGCGGCGGGTGCTGCCCTTGCGGGCTGGGATGGGGCTGCTTTACGGTGCAACCCCGTCAGAGTGTCCGTTTTACTGCTGACCGTCCAGAACCTCCATGACGCGGTGGGCGGCATACTTGCCATTGTCGTTAAGCTGGCGCTGCCAGACACCCAGCGACGGTGCCCACCTGAACCCGTTGCGCTTAAGAAGCGCCCTGGTTTCGTCGTCCGGCTTGCCGTCGAACTGGAATTGAACGCGCATTGCTTCGGCGTTCTCCCGGTAGGTGTAGCCGTCGTGTTCATCTTCCACGGGCTGTGCGGCCTTGGCTGCTTCCAGCTTTGCAATACGGTCCTTTGCCCGCTTGATGCTGGCGTTGCTGTTTTGCAGTGCATAGGCGGGATAAGGGCAACCGTAGAGAGCCAGCGGAGAACCGCAGTTGAAAACGTGGTCATTTTCAAGCCATGCGCGTTCCTTGGCGGTAACGCCGGGGCAGCCGTCAAGCGTTTTGTGCTTGCGATAGTAGGCGTTCGCGTCTTTCATGGTCTGGTGCGCGGTTTGGAGCTGGTCGAGTTTTGCGCGGAGATAGTCCAGCGCTTCGGGATCGTCGGACTTGACAGCCAGCGTGTGCGCCCGCTTGAGCATCTGCAAATAGTGGTCAGCCTTGCGGAAGTTCTCGCGGTTCGCGTCCCACGCTGCTACCTGCTTCTCTTTCTTGCGAACAGGAAAGTTTGCGGGGCCGCAGATGAGCACAGACGGGCAACGGGTCCCGATCTCGTTTTCACAGTTGATCGCTTCGGCCAGTACGGTGCAATAGCGGCTGTACAGCCATTCGGCCCGCTCCCGCTGGTCTGCGGTGGCGCACTTGGGTTTGACCTGCTCAAGGATCGCGGCGGCTTCGGCGCACTGGGCGTTGTAGCTGGCCGTTGCGCTTCCCTCCACATAGTCGGAGAAAGAAGACAGCTGTTTTGCAATGCGGGCGTTCTCTTCGTTGATGATAGCCATTGTGTAAACCTCCAAATATTCAGTTTTCAAAGCGTTTCGCTCTCCCCGGTAGGGGGTTCGCGTTTTCGTGTGGCCCTTGCGGGCTGGGGCGGGGTCGCTTTACGGTGCGGCCCTGCTGAGGTGTCCGGGGCGGGTCAGATGATCCATTCGGCGTTGTTGTATTCGGCGGCATTCTGGACAATGAACGCATACAGTGCACGGGAAGTGCCGGAAAGAGCTTTTAGAACGGGGTTGTTCCGGGTTGCATCTTCGTTGCACTGGTAGATGAAACTGTCCAGCAGCTTTGTGAATGCGTAAAAATCGCGGTCGATTGTATAGCGCCCTGCATCCCAGTCGAGAAGATGGAGCAGGTGCGGAAAGATGACCGGCATGGTGGGAAAATCTTCGGCGTCGGCTGTCTCCAAGTGGTAGCGGCCAGTGTATGCGGCATCGTTCAGCTTGTAGAGAACGGCGTAAATCTTGCGGTCATCAAAGAGAAAGTCATGCGGATATCGGCAGGCGCTCAGAGCGTCGGACAACTCCGGCAGCTCGTAGGATGCGGCAAGGTGGCACATACCGCCGGCCCCGTTGAGGATGAACGCCAGACCGTGAGCGACGGCGGCAATATGCTTTTCGGAAAGCTGAATGCAAGACATGGTAAAACCTCCTGTTATTCTGTTGTGTCTGGGTGTGGACCCATGAGCGCCCGCCCCGGCGGGGCGGCTGGGCTTGCACCAGCGGCGGCGGGATGCCGTCGGCCTTGCGGGTCATTCGGAAAACATTTTCTTGCAGAGCGTTTCAACCTCTGCGGTGGGCTTGATGGGCAGCATGATAACGGAGATCGTCGGATCGCTGGCGCTGACAGCGTACACGGGGGAATAGCCGCGCGTCGTGCCGTGATAGGTGAATTGCACCGGGTTCACCATGCTGTCGTAGTCGGCATTTATCAAGATGGGCGTTGTCCCGATGTGGAAAAGCCTTGCAAGGCCGCTCTTCTTTTTGCCGGTGGGGATGTCCTGCAAGAACGGCGTGCGCTCAACGGGCTTTTCGTTGGGGGCGTGGCGCTTGAAGATGTCCACCAGATCCGGTGCGTTCTCTTCCACTTCAAAACCATACTGGGCGGAAATGATGGTCACGCCGTCGGCGGGGCATTCGCGGAATGTCACGGGCTGGATCACGTCGGTATACAGGACAGAGGGCAGCTTGAACGCAGTGTATGCCGTGATGATATAGACCAGATCACCCCGGCAGGTGATACGAACCCCGCGCCGGTCCTTTGCCTGCTCCTTGAGATAGGCTTGAATCGCCTTGACATTGAGGCCGAACAGGGTGAAGTTGGTAGAAAGTTTCATGGTATAATCCTCCTGCTATTCAATTTTCAATCGTCCCGGCGGTGTGCCGGGTGTGGGGCGGGGCCGCTTTTCTGGGTGCGGCCCTGCTAGGGTATCCCATTCAGCAGAAAGAAGTCTGTTCACAGTATTCCGGGGCGCTGTCTGCGCTTGGCGCGGGGGATGCTTTGGGCTGGGGGTTTGTTTCGGATTTCGGATTGGGGGCAGGTGCGGCGGCTGTGGCTGTCTGCTTTGCGTCCTCTGCGGCCTTCCGGGCTTTGCGCCACTTTTCCAGCGCGGTGGCCTGGGCGGGGCGGTCGTCTTCGGAGACGGCCATAAATTCACGCTTTGCCTTGTCCGCTGCCTTTTTCAAATCGGCGGCGCTGGGGGCGCTGGTCTGCTGGGGCTTGTCCTGCTGGGCGGCGGCTACCTTTGCGGCTTTGCGCTGGTCTGCCAGCATTTTGTTATAAGCCCGGATGTCATCAAGGGACTTAAAGCGTTTTTCTGCGGGTTTCTTCGGGTCTCGCTTCTCGACCTGCCAGCGTCCGAAAAGGTAGGCGGTGGTCATGTAGTAGTCGCCGCCGCCCTGCTCAGCGGCCGCCCGGGTCAGCGGATCAGCGTCGGCGGGCAGGTCTTCGGGCTTGGGGCTGTCCTTGTACTTCCAGAGCTTGCAGCGGATCACGGCCTTTTCGCCGCGCTTGACGCTCAGCCCGCCGTTTCTGGGGCTTTTCCAGCCGTCGAACGTGTGGAAAAGGGCGGTGCAAAGGGTTTCTTCTGCAATCTCCACCGGATCGGGTGCGGTGCCGTCTTCGCCCGGCTCTACAATGATTTTTGCGGCGGCGCTGGCGATCTCGTCGGCGGTGTAGTAGTGGACGGCCAGCTTGTGCAGCTGTTCGGGGGTGTACTGGGCACAAACGGCGGTTGCAATAAGATCGTTGTTTCTCATGGTGTAAAACCTCCTGTATTCAGTTCTCAAATGGTCCCGGCGGTGTGCCGGGTGTGGGGCTGGGTCGCTTTGTTCGGTGCGGCCCTGCTGAGGTATCCGGCGGGGTTAGTCGTCCACGCTCTCGCAGTCGTGGCAAAACAGAGCGTCGATCACTCTGTCATCGGAAAAATCTTCCGGTGTGCCGTTTGCATCAATGACCAGCTGGACCCGGTCGAAGATGTGCAGGTCGGTTTCTGCATCCACCAGAAAAAACCAGTCGTCACCGTCGCCCAGGTCGCTGCACCAGACCTGCACGCCGTCGCCGTCGGCGGTCATTCCCTGCACCTGTGCCGGGACGATGTAGCGGCCCAGGGGGCCGACAGTGTAGGGACAGCCGGTTGCGGCGGCTTTCGGTGCGGTGCCTGCCAGAATGGCGGCGACCATTGCGGCGGTGGTGATGATTTTGTTGAGTTTACGCATAATAAAATCCTCCTGCAATCGTTGGTTTTGTTCGGCTTGCGTTGCACTGTACCGTGCCGCTTGCCGTGGCTACATGATAGCACTGTACCGTGCTAGTTGTCAAGCCCTGTACCGTGCAATCTACTTTTTGCACAAATCCTGTACCGTGCTTTTGTGCAAAATGGCACTGTACAGGGTGACGGCAGGGGTGCTATATTATATTTATAAATAAAAAGCAAGGGTGAAATTATGGCTATATCCGCAAAAAAAAGACTGACAAACGACAAATACAACGCAAAATGCACGCAAATAAATATAAAACCACTGGCAAAAGAAGCGGCAGCGATAAAGGCGGCTGCGGCTGCTGCAAACCAGAGCTTGCAAGGCTACATTTTGCAGGCGGTTCGCGCCAGGATGGAGCAGGACGGGCAGCCGTTAGAGTTGGACCCGGAGCAGAAAAACGGGGAAGAAGGGGGACTATAGGGGGTTACTGGGGAGGCTATAACTCACTAAGCCTAAGCCCTACACCTAGAGCACTACACGGTAAAGTGGAGATCTGACCCCTCCGGCGCGGCGCAAAGTACCGCCCCGGGAAAGCGTGAAACAGTACCCCGGCGGCGTTCCGTGAAATGGTGCCGGGGCGGGAAGATCGCAGCAGCACACAGCAAAGCAGGCAGGACAACGCCGCACCCGGCGCGCCCTGCCTGCTTCTTTTTTCACCTGCTCCACACCCGCCGCCCTGCCTGATCTGCAGCACATCGGGCACCAGCGCCCGCACTGATCCGCCGCGCTGGTTGCTGATCTGCTGCACAGACTGCACCGGATCACGCCGCCCGCCTGCCTGATCCATAGCACAGCAGACAACGCCGCCGCCCTGATCCACACCCGCAGCAGGTACCCGCCCGCCCTGCCTGCTCTCCTGACCTGGCACACAGCACAGCCGCCCGCCCAGCGCCGGGCCGAATCGGTGACAGGCTGTCACCAGTTCAGCCCGCCTACCGCCAGCCCGACGAGGCCGCCCCGCGCGGGCACGAGGTACTGCGAGCGCGCCCGCGCTAATTAGCGGGTCCAACAGCGCAAAAGTTCGCTAGATTTTAATGCAAATTTTCCATTTCCGGCAGACCCCCGGAAAAAAGTCCCCCGGGGGTCAAAAAAGGCGGGAAGGCAAAAGATGATACTCCATGATACTGATTTTCTGCTATAATTGGTACAGTGGATTTTTGACAAAGCCCGGCGGCAGCGATGCCGTGGGGCTTTTGTTATACAGAGCTGCTTACAATTCGTAAGCGACCCGCAAAATATAATGCTCTGCCGGGTGCGCCCGGTGGGGCATTTTTTATTGGAGGATGCACAATGCCCAGGCGGAGCGACAAGAAAGATGCCGCCCGCGAAGAATACCTACGCCGTATGCGAGAAGACGGTGCGGTGAATCTTGCGGCGTTGGCAGAAGATGTCGGCGTGAACTATGACACGGTGCGCCGGTGGAAGTCCAAGGAAAAGTGGGACGAGCTGGAAGTGCCGCCCAAAAAGAAACGTGGCGGACAGCCTGGGAACCAGAACGCAGAGGGAAACCCCGGCGGCGGTGCCCCGCCCAGAAATAAGAACGCCCAGAAACACGGTGGCTATGCAGCGGTGTTTTTCGATCAGCTGACGGATGATGAAAAGTTCATCATGGACAAAACGCCGAAGACCGCCGTTAAAGCCCTTCGGGAAGAACTGGGCATTCTGAAAGTTCAGGAAAAAAGAATCCTCAGCCAAATCACAGTGCTGGAAAACGCGGATCAAGATGAACTGTACATCAGCACGCTGCTTGATATGCGAGTGCCGGGAAAGGTAAACGGCACAAAACAGGACGGCGCAAATCAGAATATGGGAATGTACTCAAAGGAGAGCGCATTCACCAGAAAGATGCATTTGCAGGAAGCCTTGAACAAGGTGGAGGGCAGAATCGCAACGATCATCGGAAAGCTACAGCAGGCAGAAGAAACCGAAGCCCGCATGAAGCTAGAACGTGAGCGGATAGAATTTGCAAAGGCCCGCGCAATTGGCGCGTTCGATGTGCCGGATGAAACGGAAGAGGATGCAGACAATGACCCTTTACACAAGTAAGGTTGTGGCGCAACACCTGAACCTCACGGAACGCCGTGTGCGGCAGTTGAGGGATGAAGGCGTGATCCGGGAAAAAAGACCGGGGCTGTATGACCTGGTGGACACCATGACACGCTACATCAAGTACATTGGCGCAGGGAGCAAAGCTGACCTGAACGATGAAAGAGCCAAGCTGACCAAAGAAAAAAGAATTGCGGCAGAAACGGAAAACCGGGTAAGGAAGGCTGAACTTCTGGAAGTGGGCGATGTGGAAAAAGCCTACTCCGCTATGATGATGAACTTTCGTTCCCGCATTCTGGCGCTGCCGCAAAAACTGGCACCCGCAGTTGTGGCGCTGGAAGGCGACGAACAGCAGGTGCAAGACCTGATCCAAGCGGAGCTGGAAGAAGCTCTGGAAACTCTGAGCCACGCCGAAGAAGCATTGGCAGAACCGGAGGATGGGGCAAATGAAGAAGCGGAAGAAAAAGACACGGGATAAAAACCCGTGCGCTGGCTGTGAATGGGGGTACGAACTGAATGAGCAGCAGGTGTATTGCTCGCTGCCAAGGTGCGTGAACCATGACAAAGAAAAGGAAGACTGTAGAGGTAGCCCCGGAAGTGAAGGAACTGTTTGCCCGGGTGCTGCTGAAACTGAAACCGCCGCCGAAGCTGACGGTCAGCGAGTGGGCGGATAAATACAGGAGAATGTCCCCAGAAGCTAGCGCAGGAACGGGGCGGTGGCACACGGACAATGCGCCGTATCAGCGCGCCGTGATGGATGCCATTGGTGATCCACATATCCGCATGGTGGTGGTCAAGACATCATCTCAGATCGGGAAGACGGAAATCATCCTGAACACACTGGGATATGCGATTGACTACACCCCAGCACCGACGCTGGTAATGCAGCCAACGGTAGAAATGGGACAAACATTTTCCAAAGACCGTCTGGCACCCATGATCCGCGATACCCCGGAACTGCGAAGAAAGGTCGATGCCAAGAGCCGCTTCTCCGGGAATACGATCATGCAGAAAGCATTTCCGGGTGGACACGTCACCATCGTTGGAGCAAACAGCCCGGCGGGGCTTGCATCCCGACCAATCAAGTTTGTTCTGGCAGACGAGGTGGACCGATATCCGGCATCGGCTGGCACCGAGGGTGACCCGCTGACGCTGGCAAGAACCCGCCAGACAACATACTGGGACAAGAAAACGGTGCTTGTCTCCACGCCAACCATAAAGGGCACCAGCAGGATTGAAAAAGCATGGCTGGAAAGCACGATGGAAGAGTGGACGGTGCCGTGCCCGGAATGCGGTGAGTATCAACCGCTGGTCTGGGCAAATGTGGTTTTTGACCGGGAGAACTGGCCGCATGGCGATGTGCAGTACCGGTGCGAATACTGCGGCTGCATTGCTGGTGAATATCGCTGGAAAGCACAGGGCAGGAAGGGAAGGTACGTTGCACTACACCCGGAACGGGAGGTGCGCGGCTTTCACCTGAATGTCCTTGCATCGTCGTTCTGTGCATGGTCCGGCATCGTTACGGAATTTCTTTCCGCAAAAGAAGCGCTCGACCATGGCAACCCCGAGTTGATGAAGGCATGGGTCAACACCAAACTTGGGGAAACCTGGGAAGAGCGCGGCGAGAGCGCGGACGATATGGCACTGTACAGCCGCCGTGAAATGTACCCGGCAACCGTACCGGCTGGCGTGCTGGTGCTGACCTGCGGCATCGATGTTCAGGACGACCGTTTCGAGCTTGAACTGGTGGGCTGGGGAATTGGCAAGGAAAGCTGGGGCATCCGATATCAGAAGATATACGGCGACCCACTTAAACCTCAGATTTGGGAAGACCTTGATAATTTCCTACAAACACGCTGGCGCAGAGAAGATGGAGCGGTGATGAATATTCTTGCGGCGGCAATGGACACCGGCGGACACCATACGGATGCGGTTTACCGCTTCTGTCTGGAACGCTGGCAGCGTCACCTCTACGCTATCAAGGGACGCGGCGGTGTGGAAACGGTGTTCGTGTCGAAGCCGTCAACCGGCAACCGTGTGGGCGTACCGCTGTACACCATCGGCGTTGATAACGGCAAGACCATGGTATACCAACGTTTGAACGTTCAGACACCGGGTCCGAACTATTGTCACTTCCCATTGGATGAAGCGGCGGGATATGACGAAACCTACTTCAAGGGTTTAACGGCAGAGAAGCAAGTTGTGCGCTGGAAGAAGGGCAGACCCACGACGGCGTGGGAGTTGAAAGACCCGAACTACCACCGCAACGAGCCGTTGGACTGCCGAGACTACGCGCTGGCCGCACTGGAAATTGCAAACCCGGTGCTGGAAAACCCGGACGCGGAAACGGAAATGCTGGCGGTTCAGCATCCGGCAGGACGAAGAATTGTATCGGGAGGTATTGGATAAATGGCAGGAATCACGCTGGAACAGGCAGAAGCGAAACTTCAAACCTGGATGGAAGCGGAAGAAAAGATTGCCAGTGGACAGGGCTACTCCATCGGCGACCGCCGCCTGACCCGTGCCGACCTTTACACGGTCCGTGGCGAGATCGAATACTGGAACAACAAAGTGAAAGAACTGGAAACGACGGCAACGGCTGGAAGAAACAAAATGTACCGGTTTGTGCCGCGTGATATTTGACGGAGGACAGCATGGGCAAAATGAACCTCATGGATCGTGCAATTGCCGCTGTTGCCCCGGAACGCGCCTTACGCCGGGCGGCGGCGCGGGAAAGCCTGCGCTTCATCAACTCCGGCTATGGGAACTACGGCGCGAGTACGACCAAGAAATCCATGCGCGGCTGGCTGTTTGCTGGCGGAAGTGCGAAAGAGGATATCGAAGATAACCTCAAAACGCTGCGCGAAAGAAGCCGCGACGCTTACATGGGTGTGCCAATCGCAACCGGCGCACTGAAAACGATGCGCACGAATGTTGTTGCAAGCGGCCTGACACCATCACCGCAGATTGACGCGGACTTTCTGAACATGACACCGGAGCAGGCGAATGACCTGCAAACGCAGATCGTCCGGGAATTTTCACTGTGGGCAGACAGCCCGCTTTGCGATGCTGACCGGGTGGATAATTTCTACAAGCTGCAACAGCTGGCCTTCCTTGCCTACATGATGAACGGTGATGCTTTTGCTGTGCTGCCGATGCGGCACAGTGTTGGACAGCCGTATGACCTGCGTGTGCAGCTGATCGAAGCTGACCGGGTGTGCAGCCCGGATCAGGATGACCGGTTGGCGCCGTGTGTGGTGGATAACGTGTCCGTGCAAAGCATTGTGCAGGGTGTAGAGACGGACGGCAACGGTATGGTTATTGCTTACTGGATTTGCAATCAGCACCCATTGGCAAGTTTGTACGCTCTGCCGGAACCGCTGAAATGGCAGCGTGTGGAAGCCTACGGTGAAACCACAGGACGCAGAAATATCCTGCACATCATGAACCGGGAACGTTCCGGGCAGCGGCGCGGCGTGCCGCTGCTGGCACCGGTACTGGAAGCGTTGAAACAGCTTGGACGATACACGGATGCTGAGATCACAGCCGCAGTCATTTCGGCGATGTTTACGGTGTTTATCACAAAAGATAACCCGTCCATTGGCCGTCCACTGGGCGAGGTGATCCCGCCGAACCAGCAGATCGATGCGGCAGACCGTGGCACAATTGAGCTGGGGTCTGGTGCAATCATCGACCTGAACCAAGGCGAGAAGGTGGAGTTTGCAGACCCGAAGCACCCGAACACGGGCTTTGATGCATTCTCTGCCGCTATCATCAAGCAGATTGCGGCGGCACTGGAAATCCCCAGTGAAGTGCTGATGAAGCAGTTCACGACGAGTTACAGCGCGGCGCGTGGTGCACTGAACGAATTTTGGCGCACCTGCGATATGCAAAGAAGCTGGTTTGTGGACGACTTCTGCCAGCCAATCTATGAAGAATGGCTGACGGAAGCTGTTGCGACCGGACGAGTAAAAGCGCCGGGTTTCTTTGATGATCCGGCAATCCGAAAAGCGTATACATCCTGCACATGGAATGGACCGGCGCGAACCAACCTGAACCCGGTGCAGGAAGTAGACGCTGCTGTGAAGCGCGTTGCAGCGGGATTCTCGACGGCGGATCAGGAAACCGCGACCATGAACGGCGGTAGCTATGCAGCGAACATCCGCCAGCGCGTCATTGAAGCGAGAATGAAAAAGGAGGTGGACGACATTGCGAATGAGGGAAACACCCAGAAAGGGAACGAACCGAATCGTGAATCAGGCGGGAACCCCGCAGACCCCAAAAATGAATAACTGTTTCTGGAAGTTCCGCAATCTGGCCGACAGCCAGAAAGCGGAACTTCTGCTTTACGGCAATATTTCTGAAAGCAGCTGGTGGGGCGATGAAGTTACGCCGAAACAGTTTGCGGATGATCTTGCCGCTCTGGGCGATGTGCAGGAAATTACGGTGTACATCAACAGCGGTGGCGGTGATGTGTTTGCTGCGCAGGCAATCGGAAACCAGTTGGAGCGGTCGAGCGCAACGGTGACGGTCCACATCGACGGTCTGTGCGCCAGCGCAGCGACGATTGTTGCCTGCCATGCAGACAAGGTAATTGCAGCGGCGGATAGCTGCTACATGATCCATCCTGCCAGCATGGGCGTCTGCGACTATCTGACGGCGGATGATATGTACGATTGTCTGAAAGCGCTGGACACCATCCGGGAAAACATTGTTACGCTGTATGCCAAGAAAACCGGCAAGAGCACGGATCAGTGCGGCAAGTGGATGGATGAAACGAACTGGTGGACAGCCGCCGAAGCCAAGGAGAACGGTTTCATCGACGAAGTGGATGATGAAGAACCAGATACAGTTGTCGAAAACAGAAACGGTGTGCTGTTCGTAAACAGCATCGGGATGGGCCTGCCGTTTGACAAGGTCCCTGATTTTGTAAAAAGCCGCATGGGCAAAAAGCCCGGCGGCTTTTCTAATTCTGCAAATAATCCGGGAAAGACCGGAACACAGGAGGAAGAAACAATGGCTATCGAAAACAAGAACGACCTGGTGAAGACATACCCGGATATGGTCAACGAGATCAAGAAGGATGCCGCCGTGGATGCCATCAACCGTGAGCGTGCCCGCATCAAGGACATTCAGGACATGACCATGCCTGGCATGGAAAAGATCATGCAGGATGCCCTGTACGGCGAGAACCCCATGGATGCCACCCAGTACGCCAAAGAAGTTGCCAAGTTTGCCCGTAAGCAGGCGGAGGACAGAGCCAAGGGCCTGCACGACGATGCCAAGAACGGCGGTGCGAACGGCGTGAACAGCGTTGACCCCGGCAGCCAGCAGACGGACATCTATCTGGATGCCCTGCGTGCAGCTAGCAAGAAGCAGTAAGGAGGAAGAACCATGAGCATGAATCTGGCCCCTGAAAAGTTTTCCTACTCGCCGGAATACCTGCTGGCGGGCACTGACATTCGCGTTACCACGGCGGTGAAGAAGGCTGGCGTTAATCTGAAAGCGGGCGCGCCGGTCAAGCTGGACAGCAGCACTGGCAAGGTGTCGCCCGTCGGCAAGAGCGATGGTGTGACCACCCTGTACGGTATTGCCACCGAGGACTTCAAGGCTGACGAAGAAGCCGTGATCTATCTGACGGGTGAGTTCTTCGCTGACCGCCTGGCGCTGGAAACTGGCGTCACCGCCGCTTCTCTGGAAGTGGCATTCCGCAACATCGGCATTTTCCTGAAGTAAAGGAAGGAGGAAGAGAATATGCCTAATACGGTAAGCATTTATGATCCGCGCTATCTGGCAGAGGTTGTGAGACTGGCACCTCCGATCCACACTTTTATGCGCGACAGCTTCTTTACCAACAAGAAGACTTCTCCGACAGATCGCATCGACTTTGACCTGGTGAAGGGCGATCGTCGCATGGCTGCCTTCGTGCACCCCCGCAAGGGCGGCAAGGTTCTGTCCGCCAACGGCTATGAAACCATGAGCTACAAGCCGCCCATGATTAACCCCTACGACATCACCACGGCAGACCAGCTTATGAGCCGCCTGCCCGGTGAGGAGTTGTACAGCGGCATGACCCCTGCCAAGCGCGCCGCGCAGAAGCAGATCGAAGAGTACAACCGCCTGAATGACGCAGTTGTACGCCGTGAAGAGTGGATGTGCGCACAGGCCATCATGACCGGCCAGATTCCCATTGTCGGAGAAGGCGTGAACGAGATCATCGACTTCGGTTTTACCAACACGAAGAAGCTGACCAGTACCGCGATGTGGGGCGCTGACAAGGCGGAGATCGTGAAGAACCTGCGTGAGTGGAAACGCGAGGTTTCCAAGAACGGCTTCTCCAACGTGGATATGTGCATCATGGGCAGCAAGGCTCTGGACCTGTTCCTGGATGATCTGGACATCCGTAGCCGTCTGGACACCAAGAACTACGGCTTCGGCGTTATCAACGTGAAGGAGCTGCCCAATGGCCTGACCTACTACGGCCACCTGAACGACCCGTCCCTGGATATCTACTGCTACAATGAGTATTATCTGGACGACTGGACTGACCCGGAACACCCGGCCACGAAGCCTCTGGTGGACCTCAACAAGATCATCCTCATTAACCATGCGCCCAATTTCCTGATGGGCTATGGTCTGTGTACTTACCTGGACGATGCATCCAAACAGTGGGTCAGCGCTCAGACCGACCGCCTGCTGCGCTCCTATGTTGAGCATCACCCTGACCGCCGCATGATGGAAGTTCAGGCCCACCCGCTGCCCATCCCCGATAAGGTGGACAGCTGGCTGGTGGCTGAGGTCTGCTAAAGAAAATGCTCCCTGCAAATACCCGGCGGGGAGCATCTTTTTGAGGAAAGAAAATGTCCGACTTTAAAAAACTGCTTGCAGAAGACATTGACGCTGTTTTTTTGGATGATGATATCTTCGCAGAAGAACACACCATCAATGGGCAGAAGATGAAGGCCGTGATCTCCAATGATACGATGAAAGAAAGCGGCGGACATTGGGAGGGCGGCGTCCGGCAGAGCTTCGGCACGCAGATTTACACTACAAGCAAAAAGCTGTATGTCAAGGCGGGGGACTTTGGCAAGAAACCGAAAATCGGAAATCCCATTCAGGTAGACGGCGCAGACTTGACAATCCAGAACTTTGACGAGCAGCAAGGACTTTATGTGATAACCATAGACCGGAGAAGGCAATGAGCTACGCACGGTACAATGCCGACAACTTAACAATTGAGCTGATCGGCGAAAAGGACGTTGCAAACGCCCTGGGCAACCTTGGAAAGAAAGCGCCTTTGGTTATCCGAAACGCGGTCAATGAAACCGCAAAGGATGCCCGCAAGGTGATGATCCGGGAAGCGAAAGCACGGTATGCAGTAAATAGCGCCGGCCGCCGCCACCTGAATGATTTGAAAATCAGGAAGAAGGCGAGGGTATCCGATTTAGGCGCAGAACTGCACATTGGCGGACCGGGGCAGAAAGACGCAATGAAAAATGATCTGGGATATTTCAAAACTATCCCGTCAAGACCGTATGTCGGACAGGATGTGGCGGATGCCCCGGAACATTTCAGAGCGAAAGTCCTGAAATCTGGAAGCATGAAGCGGCTGACCGGCAAGGGAAACCTGAGTAAAGGCTTTCTGGTGGAGTTTGCTAGCGGGCACGTTGGCATGGTGCAGCGCGTCATTGGTTCCAGCAGCCATAACACGGTCACAAAGAAATCCGGCGCACCGCGCTGGCGGAACAAAGATGGCAACGTGGAAACGCTACAAACCATGGGAAGCCCTTCGGCAGCGGCTATGCATCATGTAATCTGGGAACAGGTAGAGCCGGATGTGCAGGACACCTTGGAGAAGAAGCTTGAAGCGTCGATCCAGAAAACGCTTGCAAGAGCGGCAGCGAAGAAGGGAGCGAGGTAATGACAGAAGAAATGCTTGCCATGACCCCTTATATGATGCAGATTGCATTGAACCAGACGCTTCAAAAAATCTTCAAAGGAAAAACATACTGCGGACCCGGCGGGGAAAAGGAACTGAATTTCTTTGAACAAGACCTGCCCATCGACACAGGACGGGACGATGCTGTTGATACCCCAGCAGCATTTGCGCCCTACATCATTACAGAAATTGGTGATATGGATTCGCCGGAAGGCGACACGCCGATGGAAGTTGATGTGACGATGTACATTTGCGCGTATGACACCGGGCTAAAACGGCAAGGCTACCGAGATGTTCTGAACATTGCAACGGATATCATGAAAGAATTCAGGGCGGTGCCGAGGTTCGGCAGGGCGTGTACCGTACAGGGGAAAATCCGTGCACAGATGTCGAAGGACGACTATCACCCGTACTACTTTGGTGCTGTGCAAATGACCTGCACAGTCCCGAATGCAGACCCAGCAACAGACCCGGAGATAGAGGATATGGTATGAAAAACGAAGCAAGAACCCGTGTATACTGCGGACCTTCCGTCCGTGGCGTGGCGCGGCAGTACACAAGTTTCAGCGGGGAACTGCCTGAATCCATGAAGAGATTTATTAAGCAGCACCCGATGGCAGAAAGCCTTATCGTTCCTTACGACAAGGTGGCGGAAACCCGTGCGCGGATGGAACAGCCCGAAGTTCAGGGCCAGCCCAAGACGGCAGAGCGGGTCATTTATGAGCAGCTCAAAGCAGAGCTGTAAGGAGGATAAACGATGGCATATCGTCATGGCGTATATGTAAGCGAAGTCCCATCCAGCGTAAAGGCACCGCTGGAAAGCGATGCTGGCGTTCAGGTGGTTGTGGGTGTGGCTCCGGTCAATTTGGCGGATGATCCTTACAATGCATCCAACGTGCCGCTGCTGTGCCACACGATGGCAGAAGCTAAAAGCCTTGTTGGCTACAGCAGTGACTTCAAAAGCTACACGATCTGCGGCGCTCTGTCTGCATCCTTCCAGATCGTGAATGTGTCCCCTGTGATCGTAATCAACGTTCTGGACCCCACAAAAACGGAGCACACCGCCGATGTTGTGGAGCGCTCTTTTCAGGTGAACAGTGGTTCCGTTCAGCTTGATACCATCGGCCTGCTGCTGGATAAGCTGGTGGTCAAGGCTGATGATGTGGCGCTGAAAAGCGGCACCGACTACACCGCCGCATTCAATGATGACGGCACGGTTACACTGGTGATCCTGCCGTCCGGCAAGGGCGCGGGCAAGTCACAGGTCACGGTTTCTGGCAAGCGCATTGCCCCGGAAAAGGTGACGGGCGCTGACATCATCGGCAGCGTGGACGCAGCGGGCAAGGAAACCGGCATGGAATGTCTGCGCCAGATTTTCCCAAAGCTGGGCATTGTGCCCGGCAACCTGATCGCTCCATGGTTCAGTAAGGACCCGACCTGCGCGGCTATCATGCAGGCGAAGACCACGACGCTCAACGGCATTTGGCGGCTGTTCTGCTGGGTCGATCTGGACAGCTCTGCCACCGGCGCACAGAAGTATTCCGATGTGCGGACCCAGAAGACGAAGCAGGCACTTACTTCACCCAACTGTGCAGCTGTTTGGGGCTGCCCGAAGGTTGGCGAGGTGCTGTACAGCCCGACCGCATTTGCTGCGGCATACATTGCCCGGCAGGATGCGGAGAACGATGGTATTCCCATGCCGCCGCAGTCCAACATTGCAGTTGCCGCAACGTCGATCTGCACGGAGGACGGCAAGGAAATTCTGCTGGATCTGGATCAGGCAAACGAGGTGAACGGCAATGGCATCGTCACCTTCCTGAACTTTAACGGGTTCAGGCTGTGGGGCAATAACACGGTCGCCTATCCGAACAACACGGACCCGAAAGACCGGTTCATTTCTGCCCGGCGGTTCATGAGCTATGATGACAACAACTTCATCCTCACGAACTTTGGCAATGTGGATATGCGTGCCAATCCCCGTCTGCGTGAAGCGGTGATTGACCAGCAGAACACCATCGGCGCCAGCTACATTTCCGCTGAGATTTGCGCCCGGTATGAAATGATGTTCCTTGCAAGTGAGAACACCGACCAGACCCTTGCCGATGGCAAGCTGTACTTCCACAAGTATCTGGCAATGTATCTGCCCGCAGAGGATATCGAATCCATCACGGAGTTTGATATCAACGCCATCACCAAAGCGATGACGGCATAAGGAAGGAGGGGAAACTATGAGCAGCCTTTACGTTCCTGATAAAATCGCAAAGTTCAATGTATACTCCAATGGCCGCAAGATCGGCGTGACCAGCAAGGTTGATACGCCCGAGTTCAAGATGAAGACCAGCACCATGTCCGGCGCTGGTGTGAGCGGCGAGATCGATAGCCCGACGCCGGGCCAGTGGGAAGCAACAGAGCATGAAATCCCGCTGGCTCTTCTGGACAACGATATGGCCTACCTGCTGCAGCAGGGCATGAATGCGAACCTGACCTATCGCGGTGCACAGCAGGTGGCACTTCGTTCTGGCGGTTCCGCAATGCGCCAGATGCGCATTGTGGAAGGCGGCATGGTCAAGGGCTTCAAGGGCGGTTCGCTGGAAGCAGGCAGCCAGATGGAAGCAAGCGTGACCATTGAAACCACGCGCTACAAGATGGAGTGCGGCGGTGAAGAGCTGATCGCTGTGGACAAACTCAACGACATTTACCGCGTAAATGGCGTTGATATGCTGGCAGACCTGAAACTTATGACCTGATGAACGGCCACCCTGATTTTTTCGGGGTGGCTGATTTTTTGAAAAGAAAGGATAACCCGAAATGGAAAATGTGATCGAACTGAAAAAGCCGTATGTCTTTGAAGATGAAGAATACACCAGCATCGACCTGTCCGGTCTGGACGGTCTGACCATGCAGGATGCCATTGATGCGCAGAAAGAAGTCATCGGCAACGGAGAAGATCAGGTCATCTTGTATGCGCCGGAAGCATCGCAGGCATTTCTGGACGAGGTGGCCGCCCGCGCATCCGGCAAGCCGGTGGAGTTCTTCAACGCTATGCCCATCGCTATGTGTTCCAAAGTGCGCACAGCGGTTCAGGAAGCTTTTGCCGTGAAAGATCAGGCAAAGGACGGCGTAGTCGTTCTGGATAAGCCTTACAGTTTCAAGGGCGAAACTGTAAGTGAAATTGATCTGTCCGGTGTAGAAGAGCTGACCAGCATTGATGTTTCCAAGGCGGAAAACGAAGTGCTGAAAACCGGAATCTACTCCGTGAACATGAAGAACTTCTTTGCCTACTCCTGCGCTCTGGCCGCCCGCGCATCCGGCAAGCCGATGGAGTTTTTCACGGGTCTGCCGCTGCATGAAGCGGTGAAGGTTCGTGGTACGGTGAACGCTGCAAGTTTTTTCGAGTAAACGCCAGCGCGAAATCGCTGCGTAAACTTGCCGTTGCAGCAGCCAGCGCAACACACACGGGCATTGACTTCTTTATGGGAATGCCGGTCACGGAATTTCTTGAAACCTGCAAAGACATACAGGAGATGCAAGAGCAATGGCAAAAAGCAACGCGCTAGAACTGAGCATCCGCATTGCGGGTAAAGTCGATAACTCGCTGACAGCGGCAATCAAAACTGCCAAAAATCAGACTTCGGGGCTGGCGCGGGGCGTGAGCACCTTTGCGAAAACTTCCGCCGCTGCGCTGGTTGGCGTGACGGCGGCTGTGGTGGGTGCGGCTGCTACCTGCGGGAAACAGGCGGCGGACGTGGAAAAGGCAATGGCGCAGACCAGAACGCTGCTGACCGGCACCGCAGACGAAACGAAAGCCCGCACGGCGGAACTTACGCAGGATGTGATGAACATTTCCCGCGTAACGGGCAGGGTATCGACCGAAATCGCTGCTGGCTCCTATCAGGTCATTTCTGCGTTCCAGGACACAGCCGATACGGCAAGTATTCTGGAAACCGCAACGAAGGCGGCAATCGCAGGTCAGGCGGAAACCGTGGACACGGTAAACGCACTGGCTGCCGTTACGAAGGCATACGGGGACACCTCTGCGCGGGCTGTCACCCACGTTTCCGACCTGTCCTTTGAAACGATCCGACTTGGACAAACAACCATGCCGGAACTGGCAAACGGAATCCAGAAAGCGTCTGGCTCCGCCGCTGCCCTTCACGTTTCACAAGAGGAATTGTATGCCGGATTCGCAACCTTGACCGGTGTTATCGGCAATACCGATACCGTGGGTACAGCTCTGAACACCCTGTACACAAAGATGCTGAAACCGTCCAAGGCACTATCAAAGGCCGTGGAAAGTCTGGGCTACAAGTCAGCTTATGCAATGGTTCAGCAGGAAGGCTTGGGCGGAACTATTAAGAAACTGGGGCAGTACGCAGGCGGTGACGCAACGAAGTTTGCTGCTCTGTTTTCTATGCGTGATCTAAAAGCCGCACAAGGCATCCTGAACACCATGGATGTGTACGAGCAGAAACTTTCGGAATTGCAGGATGCGGACGGCGCAACAGACCGAGCGTTTATGACCAGCATAAACAACTGGAATGATATGTTTGGCATTGCTTCCAACAAGGTATCTGTCTTTGCGCAGCAGGTCGGCATGAAACTACTGCCCTACGCGAAAGATTTCTTATCGGACGCTATGCCAAAAATAGATGGTCTAATGGACACGGTGCTGGCGGGCATTGACAAAATCATGCCGAAAATAGAAGCACTGTTCAAGTATCTGTCTCAAAATGGACCGCAGGTGGCGGGTGTCGCTTCGGCGGTAGCTGCCGCATGGGGCGGCATGATCGCTGCTCCAAAAATTGAAACAGGCGTGAAAGGCGTTGCTAGCTTCCTGTCCTCTGGGATAGGAAAAGCAAAAGGAGGTGGCGCAAAACTCCTTGGAAAAGCAAAGGGATTTGGCGGTTCAATGCTGGCAGGAATCAAAGACCTTCGCGCAAATCCGGGTCTTATCAAATCGCTTCCTGTCTTTGGATGGGCACACAACGTAAAAAATATTCCCGCAAACGCAAAGCAGGCTGTGCTGAATGAGATTAACAGTTCGGGTAGTCTGCTGAAGGTAATAGGTGCGGGCGCTGGATCGGTATTTGGAAAAGGCGGTCTGAACGTGGGCGGCATCGCAAAAGGTGCCGCTTCGCCGTTTCTAGGCATGGGCAAGGTGTTCCTTGGAATGCTTAGTTCCACCGGTCCGGTCATCGTGGCGATTGGCACCATCATCGCGTTGTTCAGCATTCTGGGCGACCACTTGGACAACATCCGGGGACTTGTGCAGAACACCTTCGGCGAACAGGGCGTTGCGGTTTTTGATGGCTTTGTTGGCGCAGTGCAGAACGTCGGCGCTACGATTCAGCAGGCGCTTTCACCGGAAGGACTGGCAGGCATCAAAGATTTTATCACGCAGACATTTGGCGAGGGCGCAGGCAACGCCTTCGGAATGTTTATCCCGCTGATCCAGTCGGTGGCTGGCATTGTAGGTCAGCTGGTAGACTTGGGCGTGAACTACCTGAAACCGCTGATTCTGGAAGTCTTTAACTTCATGACGACGCAGGCACTTCCTGCGCTGATCCCGCTGCTGGCATCGGTGGTGTCGTTGGTCGGCACAGCGCTGGTGAATGCAGTGAAAGTCGTGGTCGGCATCGTGCAAACGCTGCTGCCAATCGTGGAACCGGTCATCATGGGAATTATCAGTCTGATCCAGAGCATTGTTTCTGTGACGATCAAGGTCGTCAATGGCATCATCGGCGCACTAAACAGGATAAGTTTTACGGTGCCGGATTGGTCGCCGGTGTTCGCGGGAAAAACTTTCGGCTTTAACTTGTCCGAAGTTGCCATGCCACAGTTTGCACAGGGCGGCTTTACCAACGGACCGTCTATTGCGGGTGAAGCTGGAACCGAAGCAGTTATTTCCTTCCAGCGCGGTGTACGGCAGCAGAACATTGATATCTGGCGCATGGCAGGACAAATGCTGGGCGTGCAGGACAATGACGGCAGTATGCCGCAGATCGTGTTCTCGCCGAACATCACAATTTCCGGCGATGCTGACCCGGCGGAAGTGACCAGAAAGACGAAGGAACTGTTCAAGCTGTTCGAGCAGTTCTTGGATCAGTATTTCAGAAAACATAACAAGGTGGCATACAGCAGGTGAGGTGACGGACAGTGCCGTACATAACGGTGAGTGGTGACACGTTTGACGTGATCGCCAAGAAAGTTTACGGCGATGAATACTGCGCCGATATCCTGATGCAGGCAAACCCGGAACAGGTCGGAACTTTTCGATTTGATTCCGGGGTCGTTCTGAAAACCCCGGCACTTACGGAGGAACAGAGCGGTAGCCTGCCGCCGTGGAAGGTGAGCTGATGGAACCGAGAAGCGCAAGCGTGAAGCTGATCTATAACGAACAGGACATCACAGAGGATATTTCGGCAGATATCGAAAGCATTTCCTACGAAGGCAATGCGGCAGATAACAGCAACAGCGTGAGTGTGACCATCAATGCGATGGAGGACAAATGGCTGAATAAGTGGATGCCCACAAAAGGCTCAACACTGGATGTAACATTCTTTACCCACAACTGGCCCGATGAAGGACAGGAAGGGAAGATGAACGGCGGTGTTATGACGGTGGACGATATCAGCTACAGCGATGCCCCTTGTACCATGACCATCAGCGCCACGGCGAAACCAAACGATACCGATTTTTCGGAGGAAGACCGGGAATATATCTGGAAAAACACCAGCGTCAAGAAAATTGCTCAGACGATTGCCGGGCGGTACTCGCTTGAACTGGGGTTTGATGGAAAGGACGCAGAAATCGTAAAGCGAGAGCAGAAGGCAACGGACAGTGCTTTTCTGAACGAGCTTTGCAAAGACTACGGCCTGATCCTGAAAGCGTACTCAAAGAAGCTGTGGATTTATGACCGAGAAGCTTACAAGCAGAAAAAGACGGTGGCGACCATCGACCGGGCGGACATCGTGCCGGGGTCGTTCAGTTTTAGTGATGGGTTCGATGGGACATACACGCATGGTATCTGGGAGTATTTCAACCAGACCAAGAAAATCAAAATCAGGGCGGAGATCGGCAAGAACGGCAGGACAAAACGCATATCCAAATATGCGTCCAGCCCTGCCGATGCAGAACGCCGTCTGCAAGCCGCGATGGACAATGCGAATCACGGCGCAACGAAAATCAAGTTCAAACTGGCTTTGGCGCAAATCGAACTGTGCGAGAGCCAGACCATCGAGATTACAGGATATGGAAAGCTGTCCGGTAAATACTTCATCGACAAGGTATCACCGGATTATAGCAGGGGCGGAGGAATGGATCAGTCCTTTGAATGCAGCAAAATCCCCGGAGCCGAGGAAGACAAGGACGAAACCAACGGCAAGGAGGTCACGCTGAACAATGCCCCGCTCTACTACACCAGCGTGGACAAGAAGCCGGTCCGCAAGGTGAGCGGAAAGTATTTCCTGTATGACGGTATCAATGTGGCAGGGCGATACCGGATCACGAACCTTGCTTCCCGCTGCGGCAAAACGCCAGTGGGGAAGAATGTGACCGGTTGGGTCGATGCAAAGGACATTGGGGGTGTTACCTGATGGCAGATACGATCCGCTTCGGCAAGGTGTCAAACATCAACTACGAAACCGGCTGTATGGAAATCGTGTACGAAGACCGGGAAGACAGCGTGACGGACATGATCCCGATGTTGGCAAATGCCGGGTACAAGATGCCGAAGGTCGGAGATATCGTTGCAGTGGAGCATAATTCCAACGGATCAGAAGAAGGCGTGGTGATGGGCACTGTCTGGGGAGAAAATGAAAAGCCCCCGGAGGGTGCCCAAAACCTTTACCGGCAGGACTTCGATGACGAACCGGGAAAGTGCTATTTCCGCTATGACGGAAAGAAAGCAACCTTCCACAATGAGGGCGACACGAAGTCGGAAACCAAGAAGAACAAAACGGAAACCGTTGACGGAAATGCTGAACTGGAAGTGAAAGGGAAGCTGACCGTGAAAGTGGGAAGCTGCACAGTCACGATTCAGGGCGGCACCGTTCAGATCGTGGGCGGTTCTCAAATCAGTATGAATGCACCCACCATCACCATTGATGGCGGAACAGTCAACATCACAGGTGGTGGCGGCGATGCGGTAATCAGCGGGATCAGTCTGGTAAACCACACGCACAAGTATACGCTGCCGCTCCATGCCGGAGGCATGGGCGATACAGTAAAGCCGACGTAAACCGCAGGAGGGCACAGTATGCAGGTTGGGTGCTTTGGCAATCTGGTTTTCTCCGTGAACAGCAAAAAAGTGTTCACGCTGGAAAATATTCAGGGCAGCACCGGCAGTGAATGGGCAACCCACAACACCACCGGAGGAAAGCCAAAAAGCGAGAAGACCGGGGAAAAGCTGATGTCGTACAAGTTTACGGTCACGCTGGATGCACAGTTTGGAGTGAAGCCCCGCGAAATGCTGACCACAATCCAGCAAATGGCCCAGAACGGCACGGTTGATTACCTCATCATCGGAAATGAACCGGTCGGGATGTGCCTGTTCAAGCTGACGGACGCTTCCGACAAGTGGGATTGCGTAACATCCGGTGGGCGGCTGGTACGCTGCAAGATCGACTTATCATTTGAGGAATACGCATGATACTGGGAGAAGCAAAAATTGAACTTGCATCATCCAACATGGATGATGCAGAGGATATCTGCGAATGCCTGAAAGTGCTGTACTCTGCAAGAACCGGAGAGCAGGGACTTGACCGGGACTTCGGACTTTCCATGGATGCCGTAGACCGGCCTATGAGTGCCGCAAAAGCGCTGATGGCGGCAGAGATCGTCCGCAAAACAAAAAAGTATGAACCCCGCGTTGAGGTGGTCCATGTGGAATGGGACACCTCAAAAGAGGGACAGGGAATCTTAATTCCGAAGGTGGTGCTGCGAAGTGTCTGAAATTGCCCAGCTTAAAGACCTGCCGGATATCAGCTTTATCGACAACCTGACCATGAAGGAGGTTGAAGAACTGACAAAGAACGGATTCAGCCGATCCATGCAGGGCGCGACCGGGCAGACACCGGTTATTTATCCCGCGAGTGTCCCAGCACTGGTGCTGAAAGCTATGACGCTGCTTGGATATCAAATCCTGCAATACGTTGATGCCGGCCCGAAACGGATGTTGCTGAAATATTCGGCGCACGATGATCTGGACGATTTGGCCGGAAACTATGGCTTGATCCGTCGCCCTGCTGAAAAGGCGAAGGTAACGATCCGGTTTACACTGTCTGATGCAAAACAGCCCGGCGCCGTAGGCATTCCGGCGCAGACCCGCGTTAGAACGCAGGATGGCATTTATTTTGCCACGACGGAGTATGCAGAGATCACGCCCGGTTCGCAGTATGCGGACGTAGAAGCAGAAGCGGCAGAAGCGGGAGCGGCGTGGTCCGGCATCGAGAAAGGACAGATCAATCAGCTGGTAGACCCCATCCCCTATGTTGCATCGGCGGTAAACGTTACCGCCAGCAGCGGCGGTACGGATATCGAAAGCGACGATTCGCTGACAGAGAGAACCTATCTGGTGCCCTCTACATATTCCTGTGCTGGTCCACCGGACGCTTATGAGTATTTCGCCAAGGCATGGCGAAACGACGTAAAAGACGTTTCCGTACAAAGCCCATCACCTTGCGTGGTGGACATTTATTTTACATTACAGGATGGAACCCTGCCGAGCAAGAGCGATTGCGACAGCATGGAAGAAAATTTGCGCGATGATGCACGCCGACCTATGACGGACTATGTGAACTGCAAAGCCCCGACCGAGATCGAGTACAGCATTGACGTAACCTATACCATTGCCCGTAGCAAGTCAAAGATTGCGGTCACGGTGCAGAACGCGGTGAATGAAGCCGTTGAAACCTACAAGGTGTGGCAGCGCACCATGGGCAGGGACATTGACCCGGCGGAACTGATTGCACAAATCAAGAACGCCGGGGCAAAGAAGGTGAAGATCACTGCGCCGACCGACGTTGTGGTGGGCAGCGCTGAGATTCCGAAGCTGACCACCTGCAAGGTTGTTTACGGAGGATTGGAAGATGACTGATCTTCGCAATGCCCAGCTGACCGACCTGCTACCGAAAAGCGTTGCAGAACAGCAATGGGTGCAGTCTGTATCGGATGCATGGCACGATCTGACACTTCTGATCTTAGATTTTGCAGACAATGCGAAGGTTTATACCGGTATCGACCAGGCATCGGATGAATTGCTGGATATCCTGGCAACACAGTTCCGGGCACCGCGCTACAGGCAGGACTACGACATTGAAACGAAACGGCGGCTTGTAAAAGCATCGCTGCCATATTACATGACCGTTGGCACGAAAGCTGCTGTGGAAGATGTAATGCGTGACCTGTACGGAGATGCTACGGTGCGGGAATGGTTTGAGTACAAAGGGACGCCCGGGTGTTTCCGAATCAAAATCAAGGCAGAAGGCCCCATCGACATTGAGGAGATGCTGGACATTCTCAGCCATGTGAAGCGGGCAAGCGCCCACCTGGATATGCTGCAACTCGACACCGAGGAAACACAAAAGCTGTACTTCGGTTTCGCATCGGTCACGGTGGGCAAATGGTCCAACGCAATGCCGGGCAGCGAGAGTGACTTCGGCTGGCTGGTAGATGCGGACGGAAATGCCCTTCTGGATGCAGACAGGAACATCTTGACAGACTAAAAGGGGGAAACGATGTTTTTTCCAAGTTTGATCCTGACCAATGCGGGCAGAGCTTTGATCGTGAAAGCTCTGAATGGCACCGCAATCAATTTCACGAAATTTGCGCTGGGCGATGGTGTTGCGCCGGAAAAACCGCGTGACCTGAAAAATCTTGTGCATCTGGTAGCCAATATGCAGATCAACAGCATTGAACTGTCCGCAAACTGCGCCGTGCTGGAAGCTACCTACACGAACAGCGGACTAAAGTCAAAGTTGATCGCCCGGGAAATCGGAATCTTTGCGACAGACCCGGACGACGGCGAAATCCTGTACGCATACTCCAATGCAGGGGATGAAGCGGCTGTTGTTCCAGCAGAGAGCGGAGACATGACGATTCAGGAAACTTTCCATGAAGTCGTGTCCGTGGGCGACGCAATGCAGGTAACGGCGACACTGGGCGAGTATTCCGGTTATGCCAGCAAGAAAGACCTGAAAGACCATATCGACGACCACAACAATCCGCACCATGTTACGGCAGAGCAGGTTGGTTTGGGCAATGTGCCCAATGTCACCCCGACGAACCAACAGCCGGTGTTCTCAAATGACTACATTACGAAGGCAGATAGCTCTTACGACGTGCAGAATATCGCTTCCGGCGAAAAGCTGGGAAACATCCTGCGGAAAATCCGCACGGCAATCGCTGCCTTCATCGCACACCTTTCGGCAAAGAACCCGCACAACATTTCCGCTGCGGATATTTCAGCCGCAGCAAAGGACCACAAGCACAACGCGGATGATGTGACCAGCGGAACGTTCCCTATTTCTCGCGGCGGCACCGGTGCCCAGACTGCAACACAGGCGCTGGCGAATCTGGGTGCAATGCCTACGTCTGGCGGCACCTTTACGGGCGCGGTGCGGTTCCAGCAGTCTACATACTTTGGTACTGACAACAGTTATTACGTCGGCAGCGATGGCACGGCGAACTTCCGCAAAGTGTATGGTGCGGTCTATAACGACTACGCCGAATGGTTCCCCCGTGGGTGCGATACCAAGCCGGGAGATATCATTGCGCTGGATGTGGGCAGCCAGACAGAACGGTATATCAAGGCGGTTGGAAAGATGGATCGCGTTGTGGGCGTGCACACGGACGAATATGCATACCTGATTGGCGGCGATACGCCGGACGAGAAAGACGACAACTTCAAAGCTAACATAGAAAAGTATATCCCCGTTTCCCTTGCAGGGCGCGTCAGAGTGCGCGTGACCGGCAGAGTGAAGACCGGGGATTTAATTTTGCCTTCGGGTACGCCTGGCATTGGCCGTGCCGCCTGCGCAGGGGAGTTTGCTCCGGCAGAATGCATTGTCGGCTATGCGGTGGAAGGCGACGACCGGACGGATGAACGCCGCATTCGTGTCCGGGTGAGGGGGTGAGAGGATGCCGGAGAGAGGACAGTTTATTTCCGACGAAGATTTTCTCGCCCTGAAAAGCCTGATAGACGCAGAGATCGGTCGGCGCGGCAAGACAGAAGGCACCGCACAGGGACAGTCCGTTGGCAGCATGGCGGCATATAGGGGAGCGGCGTACCAGTACAATGCGACCCCGGCGGATGGCGTGAGCGTGGATGCAGAACACATCCAGAAAATCACCCGTCTGGTGGATGCCGTTCAGGGCGGTGCAACGACACCGGCGCGGGGAGACCAAGTTGCAGCATCGGGGCTTGCGCAAGCGGCGGCAACGGTAAGCACACTGAGCAATATCCCGGAAACTGCAACGGCGACCGGGTGCAGCGGGCAATGCACGGGGCTTTGCTCCAATGGCTGCAACACGTCCTGTACCAGCTGCACCGGTAGCTGTGGCGGAGGGTGTGTAGGAACTTGCAGGGCAAATTGTGCGAATGACTGCACGGCTACTTGCAGGGGAACTTGTCAGGGGTCGTGCAGCAACACATGTTTAGGAAACTGCACAAATACCTGCAACACGACCTGCACTGCCACCTGCGCGAACGATTGCACCAATGGCTGCAAGACGGGCTGCAAGGGAGGATGCAAAGGCGGCTGTGACGGTTGCTCCGGCGGCTGTTCCGGTAGCTGTGATGCTACCTGCGCGGACGATTGCACGGGACGGTGCAACGATAGGTGCGATTCCTACTGTGCGTCCAACTGCCAGGATAGTTGCAGAGGAAATGGCTGCTTTGCAAACTGTAAAAGTGGCTGTTCTGACAGCTGCGAAGGAGACTGCAATTCTCACTGTGGCGCATCCTGCACAAGCAACTGTGATAGCAGTTGCAATGGATGCTCTGGAAGCTGCTCTGGCGGCTGTACATCTTGCTCTGGATTCCTGTGGTAACGAGAAAGGGAGAACAAAATGGACGTGGCATTTGAACCGAACAACGACGCAAGAAGCGAAAAGGCGTATACCAAAAATCTTCCGATGCTGAAAATCCAGACCCACGAAACGGTCAACCCGGAGGACTGGCAGGGACTTCTTGCTGATACTCCGCCCGGCATGGAGAAAGTTTTCTGGTGCATCGGATGTGCCGGTATGTTCATGGTGAACACGGAAGATAAGTTCGATGTGTGGTGCGCATACTGCATCACAGTTGCACAGTCTGTAGTGACAGCCTGCGGAGAAGACGCGGACGAAGACCGGATTTACCTGATGGGCTTTGGTCTGGCAGCCCGGACGTTCAACTTTGCGGCACACCCTGTCCGAAGAGGTGAGTGTGATCCTGCACCGTTCGTCAAGGCGGCTCAGTATGAGTGCAAGGACGATGTGGATTTCTTTTCCATGTGGCACCTGCTTGTTGTGCTGATCGAACTGCTGCGGGTGAGCGAAACGGAAGATATGCACGATATGGTTTCGGCTATGGTCAAGATGAATCGGGTCCGCGCAAGATACCGTCAGGCGGCGGACAAGCTGCCGAAACGGGATGCACAGTAAGGAGTACGGCATGAATAATATCAAGATCACCACACAGGAAAGCGAAGCTGTGGAGCGTGCCTATTACGAAGCGCAGTCCTATGAAGCACTGATGGCAATTCTGTCCCGCCAGCTGAACGCTGGCGCGAATACGATGATTGCTGATATGCTGCACTACTACGCAGGACTGTGCCGGAAAGCGCAGATGAAGCTGAAGATGGTGCAGGACAAGGTGCTGGCGCGGTACATCGACCCGGAAGAGAACCCGAACCTGATCGTGCACTTTGACTTTGAGCGGGAGGAGGTACACCCCGTTGAGAACGAAAAAGTATGAGGACTACGGGAATACCGTCCAGCGCTTATATGGCCGGGACAGACGGGAGTGTGGAAGCATCTGCCGAAACATCACGTTCCAGATCACAAACGCCTGCAACCTGCGGTGTTCATACTGCTATGAGCACCACAAGTCTACCGAGAAAATGACGCTGGAAACCGGAAAGAAAATCGTGGACTACATCCTGAACCTGTACGAGGATAGCACATCCGATTTTGTGAACCGGGACACCAAAGCCCTGATCCTGGACTTCATCGGCGGGGAACCGCTGCTGGAAGCTGAACTGATCGAGCATATCTGTGACTACTGGTTTTCGGAGTGCTACCGGCGGGAAATCCCGCTGGGACCGTTCACACGCATTTCTTTTGCAACGAATGGTCGACTGTGGTTCTCCCCGGCGGCGCAGCACCTGCTGGAAAAGTACCATGATCTTATGTCGGTTACAGTGTCCATTGATGGCGTGCAAGAGCTGCACGACCGTTACCGCATCGACGAAGACGGAAACGGCAGCTTTTCTACCGC